CGTAGTCCGGTGAAGATCACCACCCGATCCAGTTCCTTGGAAGCCACTACGATGGTGGTATCCTTGCTCATGAACAGGGTGCTTTCCAGGAAGTTCTTCTGCTTGGTGGATAGTCCGGATATGTTGAGTTCGACCGTACTGGTGCGCTTGCCCGGGATGGTATAATTGCGGGTCTTGAGCTTGGTTAGCTTAGAGTCCGTCTTGCCGGGTTTCTCGGCCAGTTCACCAAGTAGGTCAAAGTTGGTACTTAGTTCCGTCTTGACCGAGGCTTGAGTGGCATACAGCGTCTCTATGGATAATTGGTCGTAGGTGCCGATCCCGAAATAGACGAAATCGGCAATCAACACATCCATTAGCTTGCTGAAGCTCAGATCACCCTCGGTCATGTTGGAGGGATAGGTGGGCTGCGAAATAGGCTGGGGCATCAGAACACCCCTTTGATCGCCTTACCGATACTAAAGAGCCATTTGCGGTTGTGGAACACATATTCGATGGCTCCTCCGATAGTGCCGAAGACCTTGAGGATGACATTGGTCTGCTTGGCCGGGAGGGACTTGGTAGCTCGCTCCACTGCCAGTTGCTTCTTGGCATAGTCATCCAGGTCCTTGGTGGCAGGGTTGATCTTGATATCCTGGATGATGTCCAGGATGATGGCCAGAGCCGAGTTGACCTTGGCCTTGTCGATCAGTGTGCCGGTAGTGCGGGATATGATCCAGACTACCAGGGCTGAGACCAGACCGAGGATAAACTCCTGATTGGCGAAGATGAAGTCCATAGAGTCTCCTTGTACTCGCTTAGGTGGTTAACTTGAACACTTTCACGAAGCCCGAGATATAGGTGATGCCGGGCCGGATTCGGATGTACCAGTGGTACTTCCAATCGCTTCCGTGGTGTTCGACTTTGAGTTCGGCATCGGTGCGATAGCCGACGATGATGAACTTGGGCAGACCGCCGATGATGTAATCGGCATCCATGAGACGTGGCTTAACGGGGATACCCGCAAAAGAAACGTTGCCGCCTTCGAGCAGCAAGCGATCTCCGGCTCCGGTCTCACGCTTGGCGAGTTCGGCTCTGATACGGATCAGGTCCTTGTGAGCCACGTAGAACTTGAAGTTCTCCTGCTCTTCCAACATCTCATCGGAGAATGCCAGCAGAGCGGCTTCAAAGCGCTTCGCCCAGTCATTGTAGGTGGTCTTGGAGAGGTTGGTGACGTCGGTGGCAGTAGTAGCCAGTTTGACCACTCCATCCAAAGCCTTGATCTTGGCAGTGGCGGAGGCTCTGTCACCCTTGAAGAGCAGCAAGCGAATGGCCTTCTCAGTCTTCTTGGCGATGTGGTTCTCCACGTAGGCTCCGAAGGCATCTTCACCGTACTTGTCCTTGTAGAACTCGACCACATCACGTCCCAGGGTGAACTCGGCATTGAGTATCCCGGTGGGCACGGAGAGATCGGCAGTCGATACGTTCTGAGCAGTCAGAGCTCCATCGAGGGAGTTCTTGAAAACCAGGTCATCAATCAAGCCGACGTCGATCTTCTCGTCTTTCAGTAGTGGCAGGACAGAGATATCCGAGAGGGTATCACCGGGCTGGCTTCCGATGACCTCATCGATGAACAGGGAGGTTGTGTTGGCGGTCAGGATGTTCATGGCCTTGCCGGAGTCCACGTCAGAGATGCCTTTGTAGATCTCACGATGCGAAGCCTTGACCATGATCTTGTTGCCGTCGATGGTAACCTCTTTGTCCACATTGGACTGGTTAGCATCGGGCTCACCGGGAATGCTCTTGGAGATAGCTCTGCTCATGGTGACAGAGAGGTCTTTGAGGCTCTTCTCGATGCTGTGGATGGCATCACCAAGCTGGAGATTCGGATTACCCTTCTCCAGTTCACTGATCTTCTCAGTGATGGCTGTAATGCCCTTCTGCAGCTCGGAGTTGTTGTTGTGCTCCGCTACCTTGCGAAGCGAATTGAGTTCGTTCTTGATCTCGGTAAGGCTCGCTTCAGCACTGCGGTAGTCATCAGCTCGTCCGTAGATGGAGACACCATTGAACTCGCCTTTCTCGACTTTCTGCCAGAGTTCCGAGTTGAGGTCTTCGCACTTGAGGACTTGCACCCAAGAGCCGACTTTAGCATCGGGAAAATGCTCTCTGTCGCTGGTCTTGAGAATGTAGTTCTCTACAACGGTAAACTCAGGTACGGGTTGCATGTTGTGGTTCACATCGCACTTGCCGACTAAGCCGTGCTTGGCGAAGTGATCACAGGACTTCTGAATCTCTTCCCGGGTGTAATAGTCACCTTGGGAATCGTGGATATTGGGTTCCATTAGAGTGACGTAAAGCCGTCCCTGAGTGCCACTCGTTTCACTCTTGAACTTGGTGGAGTTGATCTTGTGTTCAAAGCTTCTGCCTGAGGCATTCTTGACCACAAAGCCCTTCTGATTGGCGGGAGTCATCTCATCGAAAAGAAGCGAGACCAGCTCGACTTCCACGTTGCGGAGTTCTCCCTTGAGAATGGTGCGTTTACGATTCACGCTACCTCCTTGTTGTTGATCGTCAGTTATGTAGTTGTGCATAGTTATTGCGCTCCGAAGTTCCTGTTTTGCATGAAGAGCTGCTCATCAGCGGTCTGCAGGACCTCGGTCAGGTTACCGAAGTTGAAGTCTTCCGGCTTAACGTTCCAGCCGAAGTCGAAGTTGAACTCGTTAGCCAGAGCCAATGCCAGTCGATTCTGCAGCGGTCTGACCACGAACTGGTAGAACATCCGCATATCGCTACTGTTATCGCCACCCAGCTGCCCAGGAATGAGTTGTGAGACGATCCTGGCAGGAACTCGGTGATAGGCGAGGATGCCTTCCCTGAGATCTTTCTTGAGCCCCAGGAATCCGCCTTCCCGGTCTTGCTGACGCAGTGGTTCGAGGCGTATCTTCACGTCCCGGCTCTCACTCTCGATCAGCACAGTGGAGTGACTCTTGGCATTGCCTTTGACCTCGGTGAGCGCTTTCTCGATCTCGGTATAGGCATCGGTCAGGACTTCATTGCCCTGTTCGTCTGTTACGGTGCCGTCTCTGAGCGTACCGCCTTCTACGATCACGAAGTAATCGATCATCAGGCCGTTCTTGAAGTTGTTGTAGTCGAAGGTCTTGATCTCGCCCAAGATCTCGATGTTGATGGCGATGGGCAGGCAAGCCAGGCCCCAGGCATTTGATCTATGGCTTGACTTCTTCACATGGATGATGTCCTCATAGGCAAAGTCCTTCTTCTGATTGTTCTTGACCTGGATGTAGTTAGGCTTGAAGAAGCCGAACTCGTCATAGTTCTCTACGATCTGCACTTCACTGGGAAGCATGCGTTCCAGTCCCATCCACTGGCCTTGGGCGTTACGCATCTTTATCAGGAAGCCGTTACCGCAGGCAAGATAGAACTTCATCAGTTCTGCCAGTATCGTAGTCTGGTCTTCGCAGGCCGGGAACTCTGCTGCTTCCATCCATTCTTTGACCTGGCTGTTCTTGCAATCAAACTGCATGACGGTAGCCATAGTTAGGGCATCGATACAGCCGGAGTGGTATTCATCGGTATCTAAGAGGTTGAGCAGGTTGCTCATCGAATAGGGTTGGGAGACCACTTTCTTGGTCTCAGCAGCCTTGGTTACCAACTGCTTACCGATCCGCTGAAACTTGGATAGATCTATGGGTTCCGGCTTGTACTTGGTATCCAAGAGATCAGCAGCCGAACTGATCGCCAAGTTATAGGCACCGAGTCGCATCACTCTCATGAAGAGGCTCCAGTGCCGCTTTTCAGCAGGTCAATCTTGGCAATCCTGACCAAACGGGTACCATCGATGCGGCTTGTATAGTATTCCACACTAGGCAGGTCCCGGTTCATCAATTTCAGATAATAAGAGCGGAACTTCTCTTTGAAAGCGTAGAGAATGGCATCCGGGTCACTCGCGTTCTGGGCATTGACGATCATGAAGACTGTCCATGCGATATCGGTATCAACATACTGGCGGGAAGTGCCATGCTTACCTGTCTCAGAGTCGAGGATCAGGATGGCGCAAGGCAGGATCTTGGGGATATTGTCCTTGTTATATAGCACTTCGGTGATCCCGGACAGGTTCAAAGCTTGAGCTATGCGGTCCCTTTGGAAGGTGAACTTCTCCAACGTGGTCATAGACTTACCTCGATTGAGTTAAGTTGTTGATAGATCCACTGCTCCCGGTTAGCGATTATCTGTGCGAACACATTACGGGCGGCGATGCCTTCCCGCTTGATCTTACCCCTGATGAGATAAGCGATCTCGGCTACGGTCAGAGCTTTACCTGTCTCTTTATCAGTCCAGGACAGGTGCTTGCGTTCGACCCAAGCGATAAGTGGAGCGATCGGAGTCCAGGAAGGCACCTTGCCGCCCAATACGAATGGCTCGTGTTTTACATTGGAGCCTACTCTCAGGATCATGGCTGTATCGGTGGTCTCGACCAGATAACCTGTATTGCCATAGAAGTCGCCTTTGTCGTATATCTGCTGTGCCAGTATCTCCTTGCGAGCATCGGCATCTATCACCGAACCGATCAAATGTAGTCGGCTCTCCAGTGCGGCATAAATAGCCCGGTAGATCTCGATCATCAGTTCAACCGGAGATGTTACATCACGATCAGGCATCAGATAACTCCCACCCGGATAGCACGAAGCTGTCTGGGCTTGAGTTCATTCAGTCGATCCAGACCTGCAGGATTGAGATAGGCTCGAAGTCCTGTAAGTGCTCTCAGCTCAAGGTTGGCCTTAAAGGCGTCTATTTCGCTCCCTGTGAGCAGTTCGGTAGCAGACTGGTCTAATCCTACGGTCTTGACTATGCCTTCGCCCAGGGTCTTTAAATTGAGAAACTCGACAGTAGAATGCAGCATTAGAAACGAAAAACCAAAACGAAAAGAGATTAGTAGTGGCTCCTCTTCCGGCAAGTCTTCGTGAGTTGCCCGATCAAAATGCTCCTGCAGAACCAGTGAGTGGATCATCTCCAGAACCAGGCCCTGATGCTCCTTGAAGATGCCATTGTTGGACATCTCCTTGGGCAGGTTGAGAATGGCGAGCATGACATCGATCTCGACCGGGATCGGTATCACTTACCTTTCCTCATCATCTCGGAAAGCTCAATCGCTCTCATACCCACCTGCTTCGCCCACTTGGAGGCAAGCATGCCATTGGCGGCACGCTCCCAGTCTCCGGCTTTGATATAAGCCAAGGTGTTGTTGAAGCCCAGTAGTCCCTTGATACCAAGATTGAAGCACATGTTGAGCAGTACCGACTGGCGGACCTCATCGAGCTTATTGTAAACCTCAGGTATCTCATCAATCAGCCATTGCTCACAGTCTTGAATGTCACGCTCAAGCATGGCATAAGCCTCTTTCTGAGAGATGCCTCTATCATCGAGATTGCGGCCGATACCAATGGTCAGTTTACCCGCAGTACAGCGATATGGCTTCAGCCTCAGACCCTCATGTCTGACTAACTGAGCCTTAATTCGGTTCATCAACGCTTCGGTCATGCTTTCTCCTTATTCCAGATGTGATCATTGATCCAGAGCCAGGAAAGCACTACCCTGTATGCTGACAAATCAGGATAGGCAAGGATGCCAATGATTTTTCTATTGACAAATACAACCATGATAGTTTAGTTGCAAACAGGGAAACAGTAAGGTAAGAGGGACGAATGAAAGAAGTAATTGAACATGTCAGGAAGTTGCTTAAAGACGGTGTGTTCTCTGATGAGCAACACGTCCGATTTTCGCTTGTAGGGCGAATATGCCAAAAATTAGGGTGGGATGTTTGGAACCCTGCTGAGTTTTATACCGAATACAAAGTGGAGAAAGTCCCAACTCAATTACTCCCAAAAGATTCTAATGGAAGGGTCGATGTAGCATTATTTCTTTCTGACAATAAACCTAAAGCTGCTGAAGTTTTTATGGAGATCAAAGCTCCAGGAAAACTCTTACCTGCGTTAAAAGACTGCGAAGATCAACTACATGCCTATACCGGTCATCATCGAATAGCGATTGGGATACTTACTGATGGTGTTGTTTGGCGCTTTTATGTGCCTGCTATAGGTGGTTACTTTAAGGACACATTGTTTGCACAACTAGATCTTGAAAAAGACGAGATAGAATCATTAGTGACTTTCTTCAATGACATATTGCATAGAGATAATTTCAGAAAGAAGGCTCAAGATAAAGCTGAACTGATGTTTGAAGAGCTGGGTAGAATAATGCTGGTTCAGAAGTTTAAACAACAAGCCATCCAAATTGCTCAAGCTACTGGATTATCAGAGCATCTAATCACCCAACGCTTGTTGAAGCAAAATGAGAATCTCGACGTGGAAATGGACGAGATACAAAGGCTGTGGGATAAAACAATTCCTGGTGGAGGCACTCCGCCACCACCCCCACCTCCTCCGCCCCCTGATGATTGCATTGAAGCCTTCATATCAGCTAGAGGAGTGAATGCTTCAGGATGCTATAATATCAAGACAAAGAAATTTACTCTACACAAGGGTTCCGAAATTGTTAAGAATCATACACCTACATTCAAGGGGAACTACCTTGAAAAAAAGAAAAAAATGATTGAGTCTGGATTGTTACAACTAGACCCATCTGGAACAAAGTATTTACTGACAGAAGACACAGTATTCAATGCACCCTCTCCCGCTTCACATCTCGTTCTGGGAAGAGCATCGAGTGGATATGTTGATTGGGTAGATTCCCAGGGTAACAAGCTTGATAAATATCGATAAGGCTTTCAATGTAGTGATGTTAGGAATTGTAGGTTGAACGTGTACGAAAGTGAATGGCTAACTCGAAAACAACGCATTGATTCTCAGCTTCGGTCATTGAATCCAGCATGGGAGATAATCCATTATAGCCAAGTAAGGGATACAACATATCTTTCGCATCATGCAGTGGAAGAATACCCCACCCAGAATGGATTTGCCGACTATGCGCTATTTGTCCAAGGTAAGTTGTTAGGCATTATTGAAGCGAAGAGAGTTTCGATTGATGCCCAAAACGCATTAGAACAGGCAAAACGCTATTCTCTAGGATGTCCTAACACACTGGGAGAATGGAACGCTTTTCGGACTCCCTTCATCTATGCGACCAATGGGACCCGCATCTGGTTTGCAGATCTGAGGGGTTCTTCATACTATGCCCGTGAACTCAGTGGATTCCACACAAGCCAGGCAATGAATGATATGTTCAATCAAGCGGTTGGCAATGCTTACGAGTGGTTCCATCTGAATCCGATAGATCTGGATAAAATACGTTACTACCAAACCGAAGCCATACAATCAATTGAAAGCACTATCATAAATGGCAAAAGAGTGATGATGCTGGCGATGGCTACGGGTACTGGGAAGACTTACACAGCCGTGGCTATGATCTATCGCTTACTAAAATCTGGTCTTGCCAAGAGAGTCCTTTTTCTGGTGGATCGCAGGGCATTAGCTGCGCAGGCTGCAGTGGCCTTTCACTCTTTTGAAACCCCATCTCGCAATAAGTTCAGTCAGGAATACGAAGTCTTCAGCCAACGCTTCCAAAGTGAGGATTTTGAAGAAGGCGATAAGTTTGATGTAAGCGTATTACCCAATAGCTATCTTACGCAACCTGATAATGCCAAGTCATTCGTCTATATCTGCACAATCCAGCGCATGGCGATGAATCTCTTCGGCAGGGAGAATAGCTTTATTCAAGGTGATGATCCTGACATTGACGATGAAGCCATCAGACTTGAAATAGCCAATAATGCCTTTGATGTGATCATCGCAGACGAATGCCACCGTGGTTACACTCCCAAAGATGAAGGTATCTGGCGGAATACCATCAACCATTTTGATGCCATCAAGGTTGGTCTGACTGCCACCCCTGCCGCTCATACTACAGCCATCTTTGGGCAGCCAGTTTATCGTTACTCTTATGAACAAGCCGTATTAGACGGCTTCCTGGTGGATTATGAGGCAGTGAAGATAAACTCCAATGTCCGGATCAATGGCATTTTCCTGAATGAAGGAGAGAAGATCGGCCTGAAAGACACCGAGACAGGCCAGGAAAGGATCGATGCCCTGGATGATGTGAGGGAATTCGATGCCAGTGAGATAGAGCAGAACATTACATCATTGGACAGTAACCGGAAAATCCTCACGGAGATCTTCAGCTATGCCCTTGAACACGAAAAACGTACTGGCAGATTCCCTAAAACGCTGATCTTCGCTGTCAATGATATTCAACACAAGTCCCATTCTGATCAGCTCGTACGCACTGCTAGAGAGATTCTCATGCGGGGCGATGACTTTGTGCAGAAGATAACCGGCAATCCCAATGTGGATAAGCCTCTGGAGAAGATCAGACGCTTTCGGAACCGTCCCGAGCCATCAGTGGTTGTCACAGTCGATATGCTCTCCACTGGGGTAGATATCCCCGCTTTGGAATACATTGTTTTCCTCAGGCCGGTTAAATCCCGCATCCTCTGGACCCAGATGCTGGGCCGGGGCACTCGTAAGTGCACTGAAATTAACAAAGAGTGCTTCACTATCTTTGATTGCTTCGACGGTACCCTGATTCAGTATTTCAAGAATACCAACGATTTTCCCATTGAAATAGGCGAGGAAGGTCATACCGTTACAATCCGGGAGATCATTGAAAACATCTGGAACAACATCGAACCAGAATACAACAAGAATCGCCTGATCAAACGCCTGCGCAGGATTGCTGAGACTATGAGCGCTAAAGCTAGGGAAGCTTTCGAAGCATACATCCCGGATGGAGATGTAAAAGGCTTTGCTGATAACCTCAAAAAGATGCTCAAAGATGATTTCACTGGTACGATGCGAACCCTCAGAAATCCCAAGTTCCAGGATCTATTGATCAATTATGACCGGGCAAGGAAACCCTTTTATATCGATTACGCTGAGAGAGACTCCGTGAGCTCCGAATACATATTCCGAATCGGTGATGAGCAAATGAAGCCGGAAGATTATCTGGAAGCCTTCGCTGAGTTCGTGAGGCAGAATAAAGACAAGATCGAAGCCCTGTCCATCCTACTCAATAACCCATACAAGTGGAGCTATGAGGCCCTCACTGAACTACGTAACGAACTTAAAAGAAATAGCTTTGACGAGGAGAAAGTCCAGAAAGCCCATGAGAAGTCGGGGCACAAGGCAATGGCTGATATCATCTCCATGATTCACAATGCGGAGGATGATATCTATCCCCTTTTCACAGCTCACGAAAGGGTTGAAAGGGTGATCGGAGAGATGATTGCTGCCCATGAATTCAATTCTGAGCAGTTGCAATGGCTCGCCTTCATAAAAGAACATCTGATCCAGAACCTGACCCTGGATAAGCAAGCTTTCAATCTGATCCCGATCCTCGAGATGCATGGAGGCCTTGCCAGAGCCAGAAAGGTCTTTGGGCCTCTGCTGGATGACCTGATCACAGAGATAACCCTCAAGATTACTGCTTAAGGAGAATGTATATACATGGCTGATGTCGTTAACAAATTGTGGGGTTTGTGCCATACCATGCGCCATGATGGAATCGATTATGGCGATTACATAGAACAGCTCACCTTTCTGCTTTTTATCAAGATGGCAGAAGAAAAAGAAATTGAATTGCCCGCTGACTGCGATTGGACTACCCTAAAAGAGAAAAACGGAACAGCGCTTACTGACCACTATCTGAAAGTGCTTCAAACACTTCGAGAAGCTCCGGGTTTGCTTGGTGATATCTTTGCCCAGGCCATGCCCAAGTTTGCCAATCCCGTGGCCTTGAAGAAGATACTCAATGTGATCGATGGCGAAGATTGGTCTGCTCTGGGGGTGGACGTAAAAGCTGAAGCCTTTGAAGGTCTGTTGGAAAAAGCTGCCAGTGAAGGCAAGAAAGGGGCTGGACAGTACTTCACACCAAGGGTCCTGATCCAGTCTATAGTTCGATTGATGAAACCTGATCCCATGAAACAGCCCATTACTATCTGTGATCCAGCTTGCGGAACAGGCGGTTTTCTGATTGCTGCTTATGAATGGATGATCCATGAAACTAAGGGTGCTCTACCCCAAAGCCAGATCAAACGTATTAAAGACAAGACCTATTTCGGGCAAGACCTGGTACCTCGTCCCCGGCGGCTTGCTTTGATGAATATGTATCTGCATGGGCTTAATCCAACTATCTACTTGGGAGATACAATCTATTTAGCTGACAAAGGTGAACGTTATGATGTGATCCTGACCAATCCCCCTTTTGGTACCAAGGGAGCAGGAGAAGCGCCAGTGCGTGATGATTTTACGATCAAGACTTCCAATAAGCAACTAAACTTCTTGCAGCACATCTTAACAGTTCTAAAACCAGGTGGTAGGGCTGCAGTGGTTCTCCCAGACAACTGCCTCTTCGAGGACAAAGCCGGTGATGTATTTGAAATACTGATGGCAGATTGTAATCTCCATACTATCTTACGCTTGCCCAGAGGGACTTTCATTCCCTATGCTAATGCCCAAGCTAACGTGATCTATTTTCAGAAGGGTAAAGCAACTAAGGAAACCTGGATATACGACTGCCGTTCTAATATCCCCTCATGTACCAAAAAAGACAGACCTCTTACTGCTGAGATGTTCACAGACTTCGAACAGTGCTATGGCAATGATCCTAATGGTTTCAGTAAACGATTAGATCAAGGCGAGACTGGTCGCTTCAGGGCTTTCTCCATTGATGAGATCAAAGCCAGGCATTACAATCTGGATATTAAATGGCTAAAGGATGAGTCCTTGGATGATCCTGATAATCTGCCAGAGCCAATAGATCTGATAACCGAGGCCGTAACGGAGTTGGAAGCTGCGTTGGCTGAGCTCTATAACTTAACTTCTCTGTTGAGTGAATAGATGTCTTCAAAGAATATGGCAATCAAATCGCTAAGATCAATTCTTCAGAGCTTGGAAAGTGGTTCTAGACCGAAGGGTGGAGTAAGTGGTATTAGAAATGGTATCCCGAGCATTGGAGCAGAGCATTTAACAGCTGACGGCGGGTTCTGTTTCGATAGGATTAAGTATATACCTAAAGAATACGCATCAAGACTAAAAAGAGGTAGAATACAACCAGGCGATGTGCTGATTGTAAAGGATGGGGCAACTACTGGCAAAGTGTCTTATGTTGATCAGCAATACCCATTTGCTGAATCCTACGTTAATGAGCATGTTTTCATCTGTAGACCGTCTCAAGAAGTGTGTGGGAAGTACCTATTCTATTTCCTTCGAAGCAATAGCGGAAACTCGCAGATCATGGTTACCTTTCATGGTGCTGCCCAGGGGGGTATCAGTTCTGCTTTTGTGGATGAAGTTTACGTACCCATGCTTACTCTACAAGATCAGTTAGGAATAGTAAATCATCTAGATTGCACATTACAACAAGTCAGACTAACCAAATCTCGACTAGAGAGAATCCCTACCATCCTCAAGAAATTCCGTCAGAGTGTCCTCAGTGCTGCTTGTTCCGGCAAACTGACAGAGGATTGGAGAGCAGGACAACACTTGGCAACTCATTATGATATTGTTAACTCAAACACGACTCTTAGGGATATCGAAAGTGAGATTCCTAAGGAATGGTCTGTAATGGCATTCACCGATGTATGTCAAATAGCATCCAACTTGGTGAATCCTGCAGATTATCAAGGTCATGCACATATAGCTCCTGACAATATTGAGAAGGAATCCGGAAAACTCTTATCATACAATACTATAGCGGATGATAGAGTTACCAGCCCCAAGCACCTATTCCACTCAGGTCAAATAATCTATTCCAAGATACGACCGTACTTATCAAAAGCGATCTTAGTAGATTTTGATGGATTGTGCAGTGCTGATATGTATCCACTTACGAGCTTGATCAACCCCGATTATTTGTTACACTATATTCTTTCTCCTCAGTTTATTAAGCTAGCTTCAACTGCTGGCGAAAGAAGCGTCCTACCAAAGATAAACCAGAAGGAACTATCTATTATACCAGTACCAGTACCCTCAGTCGAAGAACAAGCTGAGATTGTCAATCGAGTTCAGCGACTTCTGAAACTTGTGGAATCATTGGATTCCAACTACAATAATGCTATGGCTCGCATAGAGAAGATCGAGCAATCAATCCTTGCTAAAGCCTTTCGCAGCGAGATTATCTCCAATGGACATTATGATCAATGTGGAGGAACCTGATGGAATTAAATGAAGAAATCTGCCCAATATGCCATCGAGAAGTTTCAGGATTTCATTACATCGACTATCGAGAAAAAGTTAACATAGACTGTCCGTACTGTGGTCGGTACAAAATCACCAGTTGGTCTGTGTTAGGAGAATTACGGGAAAGACAGGATAATCATGATCCTGATCTTGATATGAGTATAGCTCTTCGGCATTTGGCTGAAGGCTCAGCTGATGAGATTGAGTTGAAACGGGAGAACTATCAAAGAATCAAGGAAAGTATCAGAATCCCAACTGACCCTTTAGATGTACTCGACATCCTAATGCAATACTGCGGAAGAAAAGCTACTAGGTTCAATGTTGGCATCACAATCCCCAAACACGATATACCTCTCTTGTATATACATGATGAAAATGAAATGCAAGCGGTGCTTGTGATGGCACAGGAGATGGATTATATTGGCCAGTATCATTCCGACAAACACAGCTTCACGTTTTCATTACACGTCAAAGGATGGGAAAGAATAGCGAGTCTCAGAAAGATAGGGTCTGAATCAAAGCAGGTTTTTGTAGCCATGAAGTTTGGTGACCCTGAATTGGACAAGATCTTTGAAGAAGCCATCATGCCAGCAGTTGAGCTTTGCGGTTATCACGCTTACCGAATTGATAAGGATCAACATAACGATAAGATATGCGATAAGATAATAGCTGAGATTAAACAATCTGCCTTTCTAATTGCGGATTTCACTTACCATAGGGGCGGTGTTTATTTCGAAGCCGGATTTGCCAAGGGGCTTGGCATTCCCGTTATTTGGACATGCAGAGAAGATGATTTCGATAATCTCCATTTCGATACAAGGCAGTACAATCACATAAAATGGATATCAACTGAGGATCTAAAACACAAACTTGTAAATCGGATTCAAGCAACTTTAGGTTGAGGATGACATGATCAGGAGACACAGCTATAGTAAATTCGAACTTGACAGAATTGTGTGTAGTCTTTGAGTGGCAAAAAAGAATAAAGAAGTACTGATATGGAATCATACGAAATCCTAAAAGCGTTAGAAAATGATGGATACATGTGTTGCTCGCTCATTCACGGCGAAAAAAAACCAACAGAGTTGTTTGGGACGCAGCTGGCTGTAGATATTCTTCCATGCTTTTATGATTTATTCGAGAATAAACCCAAGAATTGCAGTAAGTTGGCCCTAATATTGCGAAGTAATGGAGGTTTTGTTGATACTCCTTTACCGCTTGTCAATTTGATTCGTGAGTATTTCTCTGAGTTTAAGGTATTCGTTCCTGAAAATGCCCATAGTGCTGCTACTTTAATAGCGTTAGGTGCAAATCAGATCGTAATGTCCCCAATTGGCTCGCTATCTCCTTTTGATCCCCAGATCAACTTTGTTAATAAAACCGATAATAAAACGAATATGTCGTTTAGTGTCGAAGACATAGCAGGATATTATGACCTTATTGACAAACTAAAAATCGAGGGAACTGATAGAGTCAAAGCATTGGAGTTCATGACTCAAAACATTTCTCCTACTCATTTAGGTCAGATTGAGAGAATAAGGGAGTTAATACATTTAGTTGCATCCGAGATTATGAAGCTAGACTCGCTAGATGATGAAAAACGAAATCAGATTATAAAAAAACTAGTTGAGGATATCCCTTCTCACCAGTATCGTATAATGAGAAAAGAAGCTTTAGAAATGGGGCTTAAAGTTGTTAACGAAACCCCTCACGAGCATAAAACCATCATGAAATTGATGAGCAAGTATAAGGATATGCTTGGTGAACTCGAAGGAGAACTGATTATATCAATCCCTGAAGAGCAAGCCACAATAGAGAAAGTATATAACCGAGGTTTTGTAGAAACAAAAAGCCATACTTACGCTTTTCAGACGAAATACATATTTCACAGAAATGGTAAGGTAGATAATTCAATTAATGAATGGAGGAAGATAAGATGATAATAAACGTATCCTCTGTATACAAAAACCAACCTAACATATCGATTTTATATCGAGCTAGGATAAACGATCTCCAAAGTGACTCTGCTATAAAACCATCTCCTCGTATCAAGATCATCTACAATGACGCAAGTGGGGAAGCTGACGATAACTATTCCGAGTCAGTTTGGGTGAAGTATGTAGATTCTAAAGATGATATATGACAACAACAAGGATAATCCAATTAGGCAATGCGATATCTTTGAGAGCATTCATTTTTCTTGCGTTAATGAGAGTTTTCATTCGATAATTCTTAATCCTGATTGCGATTTGGTCATACAAAAAGGAAAGAAAAAACCAAAGGCTGATTTTGTCAAACTGGCATCTATTGTACCCTTTGACCATGTTCTCGAGTCATTATTCTCAATGCAAAAAATCAGCAAAAGCCAAAGAGCTGGTGTGGAGAGTATAGATGGTGGAACGTTCGAAGATTGTGTTAAAATAATCAAGTCTTTCATCCGTGGCGACATATTCACGAGATACTATTATCTTCCCCCATACACAGGATTCTTTTCGCACTCAATTATTGATTATCAAATGCTTGAGATTATCCCTTTTAACAATGAAACTGCCGCTTTACTGAAAGAGAGGAAGATCACAGGAATAAAGTCTAGTTGGCGAGAGTCTATTCCCGTTAGATACTCAAATTATTCAAGTCGAATTGGATTAGAAGATATTACTGATGCTTGCATTGACAGCATATTAACTGATTACAAAGTAAACTTTAATAGATCTAGTTAAACATAATTGTGCACGTCCTGCACTTCCAATGAAACGGTGGAAAGGGAGTATGTGCTCCGGAGACACCGACCGGGTTCATCTCTAAGTCGTATTCGATCTGTTCGTCTTTGATCCAGGGTGCAAGGGCTTTGATATATTCTCGGGCATCATCCAGGCTGTTGGACTTTGTATCCTGAGCCATGAGGTTATCCATCACTTCCAGGGCATCGTTTAGAGGGTATATCTTGTCTTGGGCAGCCAGAGCCCGGCAGATGTCACTGGTACGGTCATCCAGGATCACTACGAGCTTGTAGTATCTCGCTTTAGCTTTCTTGTATCCCTGTAGCCTGCCGAACTCTCTGATTCTCAGTGCAGTATGCTCTGCCAGTCCTTGCCAGTAGTGGGATGAGCGGTTAGCGAGGTCATTGAACTGGTCTTTGAGTGTATCAGCCAGCATATCCTTGGTATAACCCTGCTCGATGGCTTTGGAGAGGGTGTCTGCGAAGTTCTGCCTGACATCGGCTTCGAAGTGATTACCAATCCAGAACAACTGCTGTTTCTGAATTGTGGATGATAAGTGCTGATCATCAATGCCCCAGAGCCCGATGATGGTCTTGGTTGGGGCCTGCACTTGGGTGTCCCTCAGTCCGAGCCGCACACAGCGGTCTATTATCGCCTTGGTGGGCTCATTGACCAGTGCTGCGAAGTCATCTCCCAACTGGATATTGATGATGTTCATAAGCTTATCTATGGCGTTCTGGTTGATCTTCTCTGCTCGTGGCATGTCACTCAGCATTTGGATGGCAAGGCGTGTAGCATCTCTGATCTCGGTCTTCCAAGCATTATTCAGGACCCGGTAATATTCAAGCATGAGATTATCGTAGTAGTTCATCCTAGCAGTTACTTCCAGATTTGACCTTCAAAGACTATGAGTGGTATCTCAACTGCTTCCTGTAAGTTCTTTTGGAATGCGAGATACTTTGAGTAATCGTCAATCCTGCTCCATGCAGTATTACCGATATGTTCGGAGTATAGGCGTTTTACCGTTTGGTGTTGCAGCACAATGTTATCAATGGGTAAATGGAAATGCCTGTAGTTTTGCTTAAGCATTTCAATACCGATTTTACCAATATCGAGTAGATCCGCCAAATAGAGCAGATAGACATACTTGAAGCTCATGTTTATCCATTTCTGTGCTTGACCAATGAAGAATGATGTCTGGTTCTCAGAATATACTTTCTTGATCGCCTTACACGCTGAGCCATGTAGTTTATCGAACTCTTCTTGGGTCAAACTGGTCTTCAACACTTTCCCAATCATTCTTTTGATGATATCCGAAGCTTCTGATCTCATAGCTTCGTTGCGATCATTGCCCATAATGCCATGCATGGTCCTACAGAAATCACGATAAGCCGTATTAATGCATGCATCTATACTTAGATATCCTCCCATGGTCATCAGGGCATAAAATCTAAGTGCGTCTTCTTTTCGCAGTTCTTTTCTCATAACTACCTCCGCGAGTCACCTTTCCATGCTTCTTCTTTCTGTCAATATCATCAGAAACTGAATCTCCGGACTTTCACTCTATTCCTGCCGATATCATATTCCGAGAACCGCTCCAGACAGCCAGCCAGAGCATCACAGCCATCGATATAGCCTTCAGGATATGTAAGGAACTGACTGATAAGGGTGGGCGTATCCTGCCCTTCAGGAAAGAGCACCTTGGCTGTCTCGATAATAGTCTCAGTTCTCTCGATGCGGAGGTTCTTGTTATCCTTGTTATCGATCCGCTTGATCCTGTGGCTTATGGGCGGCAGATGGTTATCTGTAGCCCACCTGTCGAAGTCAGCCAGGATGCGAGCCTGTCCGTAAGTAGTTTCACAGGCGGCTCTGGCTTTTACCCGATAGGTGCGATCCAACTCCTGATATGCATCGTAGTAGTATCTAAAGAACTTGGTGTTCTCAGTCTGACGTATCCAGACATGGATTACATAGAACCTATTACCATCATAGCCTATGGAGATAACAGCTTTGAAACAGCCTTTCTCGCCCCAGGCAGGATCGGCATATAGCCAGACCCGTTTCATCTGGGATGGCTCTGGCAGAGATCTATACTTGGTGAACCAGTGGTTCTTGAAGATGTTTCCTTCGATTACCGGCTGACCGAGCATCTCTCTCTGATAACCGGTATGCCCGAACTTGGCTCGCAGATTTGGCAGAGTGGCTGTGGGGTATTGAGCCTCCCAAGTTGACTTGCCATGCATATCTTCGAGAGAGAAGCGCAATATCGCCTTTTGGTGGGTCTTTAATGCAATCTGGTAGGTAACGTCTAATTCTGGATTATCTGCCCGTAAATCGCCTAATATGAGCTCCTGAAACTGACAGATGGAGTAATTGGGATGTACCAGGTTACCGAGCCAGACGATCTTGCCATTTCCCTCAGGTGAGAGTGCTCCGGCAAGCTCCTGGGTGATCTTCTCCATCCTTCGTTTACCGATGGACTGGTTACCCATGTTCTCTTCTTTGTCGATATCATCACAAACGATCAAACCGGGCCGCTTGGCAGTCTTGGGATTGATAGTACCCCGATGAGACTGCTTGATACTCCTGGCTCGTATCCTGGCTTTGTTCTTGAGATAGAAGTCCAGGTCAAAGGCATCCACTGGCTGCAGCTCCGGATAGTCCATAGTGAGCCGCTTATTGTTCTGCAGTTCATGCAAGGTGAAGGCTGTGCGTTCCTGTGCCAGATCTACGTCTGCAGCAGTGTGGATCACATAGCGTTCACCTTTGATGATCCTCCAGATCGGATAGACTACTCCCATGAGTACCGTTTTGCCCAGCCCACGGAAACCAGTGATAGCGATGATGCCTGAGCCCTTATCAGTCTCGTCGAACATGGTCTCGTGCGCTGGGCAAAAAGGTAGCGGGAAGATATGCGGGAAATAGGTATGGCAGAAGAACGAGAAGGCGTCCCATCCCTCTGATGTGGTGCGCCTTATCCGCTCAGTCTTGGCTTCAGGATTATCGTCTATAAAAGGCAAGACGGAGATCGTTTTGGATGCGATCTCCGTCAGAGCCTTGTTATGCCGCTGAATGAACTTCTTAGGCATAACCGGGTAACCCCCCAACGCCCAGGGGGACGGGCGTCGGGGACCCGGAGGTCGGAGGACTGACCATGTCGGGCTGTTGGCTTGGAGGGTAGGTCGGGTCTGTAGGCATGGGTTTAGGCTTGGGAGGCCTTATGTAGGATGCAGGAAGGTTAACCATTTCTCACTCTCAGGTATTCTGCCAGATCGTGCAGAATACTTTGGAACTGCTTAAGCAAGGTCTCGTGCCCTTTCTCGATCATGAAGTCGGTCACCTGATCCAAGAACTTGACGATGTAATCATTCAACTCCTTGGAGGGCTGCCGGTCTTTTTGATCCTGCTTCATCATGCTTACCAGGCTCTGGATGGCAGTGTCTGCCGGGTTCTTGGCATATTCTCGCAGTGCCTGGATGAGTGCCCTCTTGCGGGCTATGGCGATCTCGTGGTCGAGTTTGCGCTCTTCCTTGAACAGCTCATCCCACTTTCCGGACTTGACCCACTTGCGGACGGTGATATCGGATACTCCGAAGATCACCGCCAGCTCAGTGGGTTCGGTCTTACCGTTCAGATAGGCTTCTTTGCAGTTGTCCCGCTTGATACGGAACTCACGGCTGTTACTCATACTCTGGGCGTACCTTGTGCTTTAACAGATAGAGGTTGAGGTCTTTACCGGAGCAGCGCAGCTGTCCGTTTTCTTTAGTTCTGAAAGCAGGCAGAGGATCGCCGATGTCACGTATCCAGCGGTAGACGCTGGAGCGGTCGACCTTGAGCATGTCGGCTATCTCATCGGTGCGGTAAGTTCGTTCATCATTGAAGATGCTCATCGTATTCAGTTCCTCTGCAGTGTTGGTATTCATAGGTGCCATTATTCATTCTCCAGTGCTTTTATCAAATAGAGATGCACTACGCTGCCACTGTTTCTCACAGAGCAGGGAAGTTGAGGACGATCTGGCGGAACTGGCCCGACTCGTCACGTTCATAGAAGTTGATGTACTGCTTGGTGGATACCACTTGGATGGCTTGGTCGATCAGTTCCATAGCTTCCTTCCAGGTTTGATCCTTGATGTTGTAACGGCGCAGACGCAGGATGCGATACTTGGCAATCTCGCCTTTCTTATCGACCTGGAAGGCTTCGCTGATGATGGCTCTGAGATTGACGTTGGAGTCGGCAGACCAGGCTTTCAGACACTCATCGATCTTCTGCTTGGCGAGTTGGAGTTCGATGCCGAACTGGATACGTTCCTTGAACCTGATCTCAACCCGGTACTTGCCGTCAAAGCTGTTGAGGACGGCATTGCCCTTCCAGTCCAGGCCATTCTTCTCAGCTACCTGCTGGAGGTAAAGCTCCACGTCCTCAAAGAACTGGTTCTTGTCTGCTACCATGCGATCATGCAGCTTGATAGCCCGGTTGATGGTCTTGGTTACGATGGCATCCTGCTTGAGGATCTCGGGCCTGATGATCGAAGTGGGGATGCTTTGTCCGTTAGCGTCAATACGAGTGGGTAGGGGCTTCTTAGCCTTGGGGTTCTTGGGTGTGTCCATTAGATGTCTCCTTATTATCTTTGGCTTTCTTTTCATTCTGTTTGATGTAGTTCTGCAGCATTGCGATCACAGCTCTGCGCTCCTTCTTGTTAAGTAGATTCCAGTGAGTCTTGGAAAAGTGGTTGATCATGAATGCCCTCAACTCGGACTCGGTCCAGCCTGTGCTTTTCATGAGATAGAACATGTACTTGCCCTGGCGGTCGAAAGTAAAGACTTGGGGTCTGCCGTGCTTGCGATACTTGAGCAGGAGTGCCTTCAACTCAGTTAAGCGATCTTCTGGCAAGGCTCTGAGCGATTCACCATAGCCCAGGCCTTTGATGATGAATCTGAAGGCATCGAGCGGCCAGTGGAATTTCTTGACCCTGAGGCCATGTATCTGTTGACGTAGTTTTCGTTCTCTCTGTTCCTGAGTCATAGAATGCCCTCGCTGTTTACTTGTGATTAGCGGTTTTAGTAGTTCTTTTGCGGTGAGGAGTGTGCTTAATCCCACATTCCAAGCGCTTCTGCCTGATGACGCCTTTCTTGATCACCGAGCCAACCCTGAAGGCCTTGCCTATGTCCTTGGTATAGTATCCGGACTTGCGGATACCCACCGCATCGACTGAGATCAGAGCCTCCAGGTAGAGAT